TATTCACCTTGGTATTGTAATTCGCAACCTGTATCGCCAGATTGATGCGATCCTCCGCCTGCTTGATCATCACATCAAGATTGTTCACGAACGTAGTCTCATCGTTCTGAGTGTAGTCCTGGATCGCAGTCTTCAATGTGGCAAGCGTAAACGCCATTAGTCGTTCATCCTATACCGGGTCCCCTGGATGGCGGATCTCCCACCCAATGCCTCACCCTTCTTCGCCTTTGGGGCAACAAGCCCACCAGCATAATACTGGGAGTAGTTCTTGTCCTCGTACTCAACAGGAAGCCCAGTCCTTGCAGCCTCCTCATGCGCCTTCGCCACGCCAGCCTCGTCATACCCGAAACTCTTCATTCCTACCTTAGGCATATCAATAATCTCCGCTTATGAATTCTTCCCAGGTAACACCCCAATAGGAAGTCGAATCTATGTCCCTGCTCTCCGCAAGGCCAAGGGGTGGCCTTGGATTCTTCAGTGCCGTCACCTCAACCAAGTCAATCTCGCCAAGATGGTTCTGTGGCTGATCCGGATCCCAACATTGAGTGCATACGAGTAATGCCGTCTGCTGGTTATTTATCGTCTCAGTTCTCAAGGTACGCAACGGATACCTGAAGCTGCACCTCGCGCAAAACCCGTGAGGCTCTACACCAACAACGCCCATCAGTTAATTATCCTTCTTGCAGACAGATTCCACTTAACATACTCGTCGTTTGTCGATGTGTACCAAATGTTTGTACCCATATCGTTCAGAAGCCCGCCAAAGATAAGGCCATTATTATCGGAGGTTTCGTCAAGCCACCCCTGGACAACAGACGTTAGGTCCCATTCGACAGAGTATGTGAAGACGACACCATCTCCAGACGAAGTTGAACTGAAGTCAACCCCCTGAACTCCACCATTATTGAAGGAAGACCATGTAACTGTTGATGGATCATATGAGTTCAATACCTCATACACATTGTTTGATACTGATCCCTGATTCGTATACGCACCCAGAAACCCACTGCCAATAGTTAGCTTTGCAGACTCAAGCACTAATGGAAAACCTGAGCCGTCTATCACGGCATCACATGCGTTAGTAAATGATGCACCTGATGTATAGACCAGAGACTTACATTGAATAACAGTACCGGGAGGGTCGTAGATTCCACCATACCGACTTGTTCTGAAGGCAGACGCGTCCCTACTTGTTGGAGAAGACTCAAGTATCCTATTCACATTCGTTGCCAAAAGCTCAACACTTGTGTACTCGAACTCCCTGCTCTCGGATAGACCCTCATCTGGGGCAATGTGCCTTAGTACGTCATTCCTCCTGAATGGCGCTCTCTCCGGAAAGGATTGAGGATTATCGCTGTCGAAGCAGGACTCGCACACCAAGTACCCAGTCCTCTTCATTGCCACAACTTCGGGTATAAGCTCAGATAACTTATACTCAAAGCTGCACCTATCGCAGGATCCTATTGCTTTCTTTCCCTCCGCATACTGCGCCATCTAGTGGCTGTAACCACCCGGAACGAATCTTATGGGTGCCTTCTCTCTGTCCTCATCTGATGCGTAGGAGAATGTCTCCTCGTAATCCTGCTTCAGCATGCCAACACGACCAGAGGCTTCCGGCCTCTTGAGGGCGATCTTGTACGCAAGGCCAGAGATCAGTGCTGGCCAGAATCTGTCAGGAACATCAGCGTTGTACTGCCCTCCAGGACCAACGTCGTACATCCTCCGGACCCTAGTGTATATAATCTTGTACTTCGACGAAGCATCGGGCACTGGCCACAGGGTTATGTTCACCTGATTCTGCCTTCTATCTACGTAGATCTGAGTGGGCTTAGCCTGTGTCAACTTGTTGGGAATAGAGTAATACGTATTCCTCGAGATTCTAGACATCACGATATCGGTCTGCGTAGTCTCCGTCCCATCGTTCTCCCTGAGAACAGCATCAAGTACAGCCATGGTATTTGGCCTCAAGGTGTACGTAGCAGTCCCCTCAACCAAGGTTTCCGTACCCGTCCCGTCACCGGCAGAATCATACTTGACCTCATCGACGGACCAGAGGTTGATGCCCCTGTTCTGCCACTCAACCAAGAGCAGGTCCAGGCTTCGCATTGCCGTGCGCAGATCATACCCACTCACCATGGTAAGACCAGCACGCTCGAAAGCCTCTTCGGCTATCTCCCCTATATCTGGTAGGAATGAAGTTGTTGTATTTACTGCCATCTATGACGCCCTTAGATAATTCAGAACCCATCCAATAGCTGCGAATAGTCCTACGACTACTGAAGCAACGGTGGTTAATTTCGTGTGGAGCTTTGCCTGATCAACCCTAATCTTTTCGTGCTGCTCAGATAGAAGCATCACAATCGTTCTGAGGTTCCTGTGATCGTGCCTTACCTCTTGCAGTTCCTGAAGCGCAGCACCTACTTCCCGTTCGGTAAATTTACCGTCAGGAGTCATCTCGCCTCTATCGCCCTAAGGATTTCCTGAGATGACTGCCTCTGCTCTGCCCTGAGTTCCTTGATCTCGATCTTTACCTCATCGAGGATGCGAGCATTGTTCTCCACGTTGGCGGCCACTCGCTCCGACTTGACCTCAAGGGCTGAAACGGTTGTAATGTGAGCAGCGCCTGCGTGCTTCGGCTCCCCGGCGTGTGAAGTGAATAGCATCAAGATTGCCCCTAGGGCACTTACTGTAATCGTGAATATCGTCCAGAAGGTAGTCTGACCGACAGGCTCCACCCTTACCGCTCCATCTCGCAAATCATGCCGGGACTCCTCCACGGCATCTGGTCGTCCGACTCACGGTTATCCACCGTCCCTGTCGCAGTGAAGTAGGCAACGTGCCAAGTCTCAAGAACCACACTCACCAACCGATCCCACTCCTCGTCTGTCTTCACCAGCGGCCTGAACTTGAAATGAAGCTCTTCGTAGGCCGACTCTTGAAGTTTCTCCATTGCGAGTCTGTGCGCTGCCTCCGAGGCCGAATTGGCCTGGGAGGGCGCAGCCATTAGGGCGAGTGCGAGAATGGCTCTTAGCACCCTTCATCCTCATCGAAAGTTGCGCCAAGTCGGTCGGTTATTGCGGCATCTAATGTCGCCCGTGCAGCGACAACTTCAGAGTCTAATGAGTTGCGAAGGTTCTCGGTCCAATCTGTAGCGGTCAAGTTCTGCACATAGTCGCAGTTCGTATCGACGCGCCCCGGAAACCTTAGAACCCGGTACACATCGCCAGACACATCTGGATCCAGTACCGCTGCGACCCCGTTAGGGGTGGTGCCGACATTGAACTTGTGGTCTGCCAAGACAACCGCACCCAACCCCAGCCCATCCTGTGACGCTTCGGTCCCATCGAGTAGACCGCTGAAGTCCCTTGCGTATGTGCCGAAATATCCAGAAGCGTTCGGCTCCACCACCTGAACAATTGTCTCCGCAACATCGGCAAACGTCAGTCGGGCAGCGGACGAAGTTCCACGAAGACTTTCGGGTATAAATCCATAGCCCACAACGAATGGGACATTAAGGCCCGTCTCGGTCATTGTTTGCTTGCCCGCGAGTATGTTACTTACTGTGCCATCCAGAGGGATCTCGTAATCGGCAGGCTCGGACGTAATGCTATCAGTCGCTGGTGCATCCAGCTTTGTTCTGAGCGCGATCTGATCATCAACGGACCCATTGTCTCCCGTAAAAAATATGAGGGTGTTCTCCAGCCCATGGGGACCAAGCCAATCAATGATTGCCCCCAGTTGCTCATCAATAAACTTCAACTGGGTGACCTGACAGTCGTACCAGATTTTAAACCAATCATTATCGGCAGAGGATCCACCCGTTAGCGCCGTGTAGTCGGTCGCATCGTAGGATGGAGTTGATGGGCCTTGGGGTAATCCTGTGTTTGTCGCCGGAAGGGGCAAAGTCGTAAACTGATCCATAACTCCCTGCGTTGGTTTCACATGGTCTGCGGCAGTTCTGTTGTTGACGCAATCAGTACCACCAGCGCCGTGCGTACCGAGTGTGCTGATGGTGAGCATGAACGGCTGACCAGTCCGAT